GTATTGATTTGGCCAGCAGGGTTTACCCATACTCATAGAGGATTACCTCCTTTAACAGGACCAAAATATATCTCTACATCATGGTTGGAAAACATCAACGGATAAAATGGCAAATTGGTATCAAGATCAACTGACTAATAAAAACTTTCTATCTCCTATAGGATTTTTATTCCTATTGGATAGAGCAAAGAAAACATCTTTCTTATGTCAGAAAGCAAATATACCTGCATTTACGACAGGTAATATTGAAATACCTACACGTGGTTTCGTAACAATACCAGTAGAAAGTACAGCATCATATGAAGATTTGACTATAGAGTTTATAGTGGATGAAGACTTAAAGAATTATATGGAGATACATAACTGGATGAGAGCACTGTCTACACCAGGTGAATATGAGGATAGATATAATTGGAATCAAGAAAACATTACCAGAGGAACTAATCAAGATCCACGATTCTCAGATGCAACATTGCAAATATTGAATAACAATAACCTTGCAAACTTTGATGTAGTTTTTAAATCAGTGTTCCCTATAAACTTATCATCATTACCTTTTGATGTAACTTCTACAGACTCTACATACTTTACAGCAACAGCAACTTTTAGATATACCTTGTACGAGGTAAGAAACGTAAACCAATCAACACGAAGATAACATGTGGAATTTTAATCTTAAAAAATCTTTCATCTCATTTGTGACATGGGATAAAAACCTTATAAAAAAATTTCAAGATAAATATAAGTTGTCAGACTATCAAATACATTGTCTTGCTTTCGCTAAAGGGATTTTAATAGGTGCTATTCTCCTTTGAAAAAACCTTTGGTAAAGGTGTAGACCCTTGGTATCACAAGGCAGAACGATGGGTAAAGAAGAAATTCAAGAACCCTTTCGTTAGGCATCTAGCACTTGGTTTGCTAGAGTGGTTGAAAAAAAAGTGGATCTATGCTAAAATAGAAAATACAATGCGATCAGTTGACGCACAAGCTGACCAATTAGTAAAAGAGTGGGACAGAAATGAACCAATTAGAAGACCAAACATCTTGGAGACTGGAGTACTTGGAGATGAAGGCTGGTCTATCGAAATTTCAAATCCAGTTGTTGAAAGAAGGTCCGAAGCAACTAGCACAGGCATGGTTACTAGGAGCGATGCACAGCGACTACGAAAAGATGAAAGGGATCAGACCCAAGAACGAAAAAACAGTGAACTGCCAAAGCAGTCTCCAAGATTTCTTCAAGGAAACGAAGGATCAGGGAGTATAATACCAGACCCTTGGATTGATAATGAATCTAGAACAGATACAGGAGATGTGGAAGAAGGATTCCGTAATTGATAACGATCTTTACTGCGAAGAATCCACAAAAATTCCACAACTCCATATGCGATATATGGAACTATACACCACGTTTGGACTAATGAAGAAAGAACGTGAGATTGAGATGAAAAGAATTGTTAGAGAGAAATGGATATACTATAAAGGTAAAGCACCATCAACTGTGTATAAAGAATTGCCTTTTGATTATAAGTTGACTACCAAAGAAGAAGTCAATATGTTTATAGAAGGTGACGATGAGGTGAGAAAGTTGCAATATAAAATTGAATATGTAGATCAGTGTTTAACTTATTTGGATGGTGTACTGAGACAAATCAACAATCGTAATTTTCAAATCAAGAATGCAATAGACTGGACTAAATTCCAGAACGGTGTATGAAGTACGGTTGTTCTTATAGAGTTATCGAATTGAATGATAATGCGATGACTAAGATTCAACGCACACTTGATAGTGAAAATTTAAAATTCAGTGACAGTGTAGTACATAATAGTAATGATGCTGCTGCACATGAGGATAGAATATCTCAACAGGCATGGATAAGAGAAATTAGATTTTGTCAGTTGTTTATTGATATTGCAAAAACAATGAATGAAATGTGTTGGTGGAATTTAGATATACAAGGATGTGAACCTATACAATATGGTATATACTCCAAAGGTGGTAAATATAATTGGCATGTAGATCAACACCCAAAACCTGTACAGGGTATGGTGAGAAAGATAAGTATGACTCTTTTCATGAATGAACCAGATGAGTACAAAGGAGGGGAGTTTGATTTGGAGCTATATAAACCAGAGACTGATTGTAGATACGAAACATTTAAGTTGAAGAAAGGTTCAGCGATCTTCTTTCAATCAGATGTTTGGCACAGAGTTAGACCTGTAAAGTCTGGAGTCAGGAAATCAATTGTAGCATGGTTTTATGGACCTCCTTATAAGTAAGAAGAATGAAGTCTATTTAAAGATTGAGGCACAACCTCATATAAATTATGAATTGGCAGATTTTTTTACCTTTGAGGTAGAGTCTGCAAAGTACATGCAGAAGACAAGAAGATATAAAGGATGGGATGGAAAGATAAGATTATACTCACCTGCTAATGGAGAGATCTATTGTGGTCTTGTAGATTATCTTACTGACTGGGCAGAGAAGAAAGGGTATGACTACGTTTTAGATGAAGATGGATATTATGGTCACCCCCAAGAAACAAATGATTTGATTACTCCTGAGGGAGTTGCGTCATTTGTGCAGAGTCTTTGTTTGAATCATAGGGTAAGGGATTATCAATATCAAGCAATATACGAATGCCTGAAATACAACAGACGACTCCTATTGTCGCCAACTGCAAGCGGGAAATCCTTGATGATCTATTCATTGGTGAGATACCATGTTAATGCGGATAGAAATGTATTAATAGTTGTACCCACAACATCTCTTGTGGAACAAATGTATAAGGACTTTAAAGAATATGGTTGGAATGTAGATCACCATTGCCATAAACTCTATGCAGGAGCAGAGAAATATACGGAACATGATGTAGTGATTTCCACATGGCAATCAATATATAAAGAACCTAAGAAGTGGTTTGATAAGTTTGACTGTGTGATAGGTGACGAAGCACATCTATTTAAAGCAAAGTCTTTGACATCACTTATGGGTAAACTCCATGATTGTAAATATCGTATTGGATTTACTGGTACATTAGATGGTGCAAACGTTAATCAGTTAGTATTGGAGGGAGTTTTCGGTAAATGTTCTAAGGTCACAAAGACCAATGAACTAATGAAGCAGGGATATCTTTCTAAATTAAAAGTAAAAATTATACTAATAAAACATAAAGATAAAATATTTGAAGGGTATCAAGACGAGATGGACTACCTCGTTGAGCATGAACCTAGAAATAAATTCATTAAAAATTTAGCAAAAGATCTCAAAGGTAATACACTAATTCTATTTAACTACGTAGAAAGACACGGTTTACCTTTGTTCAATATGATAAATAGTGATACAAACACACCTGTGTATGTTGTACATGGAGGAGTTGATACAGAAGACCGAGAAGAAATTCGAGAGTTAACTGAAAAATCAAACAATTCTATTATTGTTGCTTCCTATGGTACATTCAGTACAGGTATAAATATTCGTAATCTACATAATGTTATCTTTGCTTCTCCTTCTAAATCTCGTATTCGTAATTTACAAAGCATTGGACGAGTACTTAGGAAGGGCGACAATAAATCAAAAGCAACTCTTTATGATATTGCTGATGACATATCCACTGACAGAGGAAACAATTACACATTGAATCATTTGTTAGAGAGAGTCAAAATTTATAATGAAGAAAAGTTTGATTATGAAATCATAGACGTTAAACTAAAGGATGATTAATTACGCCAAACACGAAGAAGAATTTTACGGAGTATTAAAACTCATAAATGGAGAGGAAGTGTTGGGTAAAGCTGTTCTTACAGATGACCACGGTGAAAGTTTATGCTTTATTCAGAACCCTGTTGCTGTAGAAATGATTGAGAAAGAAGTGGAAAACGATAGATTGGCACGAGGAATAGGATTTTCTAAATGGATGCAGTTGTCAGACGAGGACTTTTATGTAATAAGAGAAAAGGATATTTTAACAATATCTGCTATGTCTAAACAAACAGAATTCATGTACAAATCATATTTGCAGGGCGAGTCACCTGATAGTAGGAGGGAAAGAATGGAACAAGAACCCAACAAACATCTGGGTTACTTGGGATCAATTGACACTGCTAGATCATTATTTGAAAAAATGTATAAATTAAATAAAGGTAATTAATATATTCAGAAACCCCTACACGGTTAGTGTACAGCAAATTGACATCTTTGTCAAGCTCTGCTATAATAAAAACAATCCAGAAGGAGAAATATGGCTGCACGAGCGAGCACCAAGAAGAAGCAACACTATGTTGACAACAAAAAATTTCTTGAGGCTATTATAAAGTACAAAGAAAAAGTTGACATCGCTAAGTTAAAAGGTCTTCCTAAACCTCGCGTCAATAATTATATCGGAAGTTGTTTCTTAAAGATAGCAACTCACTTATCTTACAGACCAAACTTTATCAATTACATGTATAAAGATGATATGGTCTGTGACGGTATAGAAAATTGTATACAGTATATTGATAACTTTGATCCTACTAAATCAAGAAATCCATTTGCATATTTTACTCAGATAGTGTATTATGCATTTCTAAGACGTATAGCAAAGGAGAAAAGACAGATGGATATAAAAGAAAAGATTATAGAGAAATCTGGATATGATCACGTATTTAGTGTTGACGGAGACGCAAGTACCGACTATAATCAAATTAAGAACAGAGTGGAGATGAATCAAAAGCGATGAAATTATTGCTGATAACTGATCAACACTTTGGTGTTCGTAATGATAACAAGCATTTTATTAATCACTATAAAAAGTTTTATAGTAAAGTTGTCATACCCTTTATAAAAGCACATAACATTGAACACATCTTTTG